TCACTGTTGATTTCATCAGCAAGGACGGCAGCAAGCGCACGAATCTTGCGGACGTCTGCAACCGCCTGTATCGCGCCGACGAGCAGGATTCCGCGGCGTCCGAGGCGTACGACAACGCCTTCGACGAAGCGGTGACGGGCGGTTTTGGTGCCTGGCGGCTGCGGGCGGTGTACGAGGACGAGTACGACTCGGAGAACGACCAGCAGCGCATTCGGATCGAGCCGATTTTCGACGCTGACAGCAGCGTGTATTTCGACCTGGATGCCAAGCGGCAGGACAAGGCAGACGCCAAGCGCTGCTATGTGCTGACGGCAGTGTCGCGCGATGCGTATACAGAGCAGTGGGGCGATGACCCTGCGTCGTGGCCGAAGGAAATCTACCAGTACGAGTTCGACTGGAGTACGCCTGACGTCGTGTTCGTGGCCGAGTATTATGAGGTCGAGGAAGTCTCACGCGAAGTGCGGACGTATGTCGGCATTGACGGCGTCGAGGAGAAGTATCACCAGGACGAGTTCGAAAAGGACCCCGATCTGGAAAACAGGCTGCTGGCCACGGGCAATGTCGAGGTGCGTCGACGCCGCGTGAAGCAGCGCAAGGTTCACAAGTACCTGATGTCTGGCGGCAAGGTGCTTAGCGACGAGGGGTTCATTGCCGGCGATCAGATCCCCATCGTGCCGGTGTACGGCAAGCGGTGGTTTATCGACAACGTCGAGCGCTGCATGGGTGTGGTTCGTCCGGCGAAGGACGCGCAGCGGCTGAAGAACATGCAGCTCTCGAAGCTGGGTGAGATCAGCGCTCTGTCCAGCATTGAGAAGCCGATTCTGACGCCCGAGCAGGTTGCCGGCCACCAGATGATGTGGTCCGAGGACAACATCAGGCAGTACCCGTACCTGCTGATCAACCCGGTGACGGGGCCTGACGGGTCGCAGCAGATCAGCGGCCCGGTGGGCTACACGAAGTCGGCCGCGATCCCGCCAGCAATGGCGGCACTGTTGCAGATCACCGAACAGGACATGGCCGACCTGTTGGGCAACCAACAGAACGGCGACAAGATCGTCTCGAACATCAGCGGCAAGGCCGTTGAGATGGTGCAGCAGCGCTTGGACATGCAGGCGTATCTGTACATGAGCAATTTCGGCGTGGCCGTTCGGCGTGGCGGCGAGATTTGGCTGTCGATGTCCAAGGACATCTACGTTGAGCCCGGGCGCAAGATGAAGGGCGTCGGGCCTCAGAATGAGGTGGCGATGGTTGAGCTGATGAAGCCCGCCATCGGCCCTGACGGCGAAGTAATCATGGACAACGACCTGAGCGAAGCCAAATTTGATGTCGTGTCCACTGTCGGCCCGTCGTCGCAGAGCCAGCGTGCCGCCACGGTGCGGTCGCTGCTGGGCATGCTGCAGTTGGTGCAAGACCCACAGACGCAGCAGGTGCTGCTGGCGATGGCCTTCCAGAACATGGAGGGCGAGGGCATTTCCGATGTGCGGTCGTTCTTCCGCAATCAGATGGTGAAGGCTGGCATTCTGAAGCCGACCGATGAAGAAGCCCAAGCGCTTGCCGCTGCGATGCAAAACGCGCAGCCTGACCCGCAGGCACAGTATCTGCAGGCCGCGGCGGCGGAGGCGATGGCCAAGGCGAGCAAGGCTCAGGCTGACGTCGTCAAGACCGTGGCCGACTCCGAGCTTGTGAAGGCCAAGACTGTCGAAACCCTGGCCCGACTGGAGATGGATGACCAGAAGGCCGCAATCGACGCCGCCAAGGGCGTTATAGAGGTGATTCGTGGCGGACCCGTTCCTCAATGAACTCCTGCGCCGCGCTGTCTTCGGACAGGCGGTACAGGGCCTCAACACCGGCTTCGCCACGGTGCCTATCACGTTCGGCCCCACTGGCGGAACGCCGCAAGCAGGCGTCCGCGGCCAGATGGGCGGCGGTGGCGCACAGGAAATCATGGCGGACGGCAGTGACTTCGGCGCGCCCGGGGGGTTCACTGGCGACGGCGTGAACTTCAACAACGAAGCGCTTGCGCAAACTCCGTTCGGCCCAATCACGCCCGCGGACATTGCTGGGTTTTTTGCGAACATTGCGACTCCTGTTGCGATCAATCTGGCGTCGAAATTAGCGACAGGTCGCACGGTCGGCACTGCGCTGAAGGCTTCGTTGACGCCGGTTTCGGAGGCGTCAATCGCAATGAGCCCGCAAGCGTTTGACATGGCCCAGCAAATCGGCATCACGCCGGCTGAGGCACAGGGGCTGATCAACGCAATGGGCGGATCTGAAGCGGTTGCCGGCAGGGACCCGGGGACGGTTGCTGCCCAGGCGCTTGGTTTTGATATTGGCATGGGCACGTCGTATGGCGCAGTCGGCGGCGATGGCGGCATGTCCGGCGGGGGTTCGGCTGACAGTGGAGCAGCTACTGGCGGCGGAGTGATGTAGGCGCATCGCGCCAACGGCAACCACGCAGCCGGCAATGCGTGAGATGAGGTGAGCATGAACGAAGAAACAGTCCTGGACGAACTGGAGCCCGCGGCCGTAGAGCCGGAGGTCGAGCCCGAGCAGCCTGACGGCGAACCTCCGGAGGCGGAAGACGAACTCGTTGTCCAGATCGGCGACGAAGAGCCAGCCCAAGAGGCAGAGCGCGCCCCCGATTGGGTGCGCGACCTGCGCCGTCAGCACCGTGAACTGCAGCGGCAGAACCGAGAACTGCAGGCCAAGCTGCAGACCGTCGCGCCCCAGCAGCAATTGACGCTGGGACCGAAGCCGACGCTGGAAAGCGTGGACTACGACAGCGCCAAGTTCGAGCAGGAGATTGAAGCCTGGTACACCCGCAAGCGCGAAGTCGATTCTGTGCGCGAACGCGCCAAACGTGCGGAAGAAGAGCAGACTCAAGCCTGGCAGTCCAAGCTGGAGCAGTACGGCAAGGCCAAGCAGGAACTGCGCGTCAAGGACTACGACGAAGCCGAGGCTCTGGTGCAGGAAACCATGAGCACCGTGCAGCAGGGCGTGATTCTGCAGGGCGCCGAAAACCCGGCACTGCTGGTCTATGCGCTCGGCCGCAATCCGAAACGCGCCAAGGAACTCGCGGCCATCACCGACCCGGTGAAATTCGCTGTCGCCATCGGCAAACTGGAGAAGGACATGAAGGTTACCCCGCGCAAGGCGCCACCGCCAGAATCCACCGTTCGCAGCGGTACGCCGGCCAGCGCCAACGATTCGACGCTGAATCGCCTACGTGCAGAAGCCGAGCGCACGGGTGATATGACCAAGGTCATCGCATACCGTCGTCAGATGCGCGAAAAGGAATCCGCGAGGCGCTAGACTTACCAGAGAGATGGTGTATAGTCCACGCCATCTCGGGTTTCGCCAGCCCCAAAATCGGCAGCGCAGAACAGAGCGTCCGCCCGGCTCCAACGGGGTGAGTAGCAGTCGCGGGTTACACCGCAATCGTCACTCATTTGCATCAGGAGCCTATCATGGCGAATTCGTTTTCCAAGGAAGAGCGCGTCGCGTTCGAGGACATCCTCGAGAGCTTCAACGACGCGCTCGTGCTGTCGCGCCACGTCTCGATGTACCGCACCGAAGGTACGATGATGGAGCGCACGAACAACATCATCTGGCGGCCGCAGCCCTACATCGCCCAATCCTTCTCGGGCATGGATCAGACGCTGAACTTCCAGCAGATGACCCAGCTGTCCGTGCCGGCGACGTTGGGCTTCCAGCGCTCGGTCCCGTGGATCATGGACGCGCTCGAACTGCGCGACGCGCTGCAGGAAGGCCGCCTCGGCGACGCCGCGAAGCAGAAGCTCGCCAGCGACATCAACCTCGCCATCATGGCTGTGGCCGCGAACCAGGGTTCGCTGGTCGTCACCGTTGCCGGCGCTGCCGGCGACTATGACGATGTCGCCCTGTGCGACACGATCATGAACGAGCAGGGCGTGCAGGCGTTCGACCGCTACCTGGCGCTGTCCAGCCGCGACTACAACGGCATGGCCGGCAACCTGGCGATCGCCACGCGCTCGTTCGGCAACCGCATGAGCGACGAGGCGTATCGTCGCGGCTTCGTGGGCACCGTGGCTGGCTTCGACACGTACAAGTTCGACTACGCCAACCGCATCCGTGCGGCCAGCGGGTCGGACCCGACGATGTCTACGCTGGCGGCTGCCGGCAACTACTGGGTGCCTCAGGCCACCTCGGTGGCCACCACGGGCGAGACGGCCAACGTGGACAACCGCTTCCAGACGATCACGGTCTCCTCGACCACCGATCTGCGGGCGGGCGACGCCATCACCATCGGAGGCGTCAACGCGGTGCATCACATCACGAAGGGCGACACCGGCAATCTCAAGACCTTTCGGGTCGTGCAGGTGCTGACGTCTACCACGTGCGTGATCACCCCGCCGATCATCAGCAACCAAGGCGGCACCGACGCCGAGGCACAGTATCAGAACGTCGTGGTCACGCCGAACGCAACGGCCACCGTGGACCGGCTGAACATCGCCGCGGCGCCGATCAACTGCTTCTGGCAGAAGGGCGCGCTGGAAATCCTGCCGGGCCGCTATGCGGTGCCGATGGATGCTGGTGCGGCGGTGATGCGGGCCTCGACGGACCAGGGCATCGAACTGGTGATGCAGAAGCAGTACGACGTCAACACCATGAAGACGAAGTACCGCCTCGACACCCTGTACGGCGTCGTGAACAAGCAACCCGAGATGTCGGGCATCCTGCTGTTCGGCCAGACCTGATGAACAGGGGGCTTCGGCCCCCTTCGTCAACTCATCTTCCAGGAGCACATCACCATGACCTACTCTGTCGTCGCGTCCCAAGGGACCGCAACCGTCACCCTCACCGCCAACCAGAAGATTGCCGTTCGCACGCAAGGCGAGGCGCAGGTTCTGCAGGTCGTCGGGTTCCCCAACTACCCTGAGCAGCAAGACCTGCTGCAGACCGTCACCAACACAACCTACACCTCGTCGGCGTTCGCCAATGGCGCGACGCTGGTCATCAATGCCGGCGCCTTCCCGGTGCAGTACGAGGTCGGCACCGATCCCGTCATCAGCGATGATGGCAACTGGCAGCCGCAGGGTGCGCCGACCAACATCGCTGATGGCGGCTCGATGGCCGCGACGGCTGCTGCCCTGCTCTCGGGCATCGTGACCGCCACGCCCACCACCGGCCGAAGCATCCAGCTCCCGCTGGCCACCGACCTCAACGCCGCTACCAACATCGCCGTCGGTGAGTCGTTCGACTGGTCGCTGATCACGCTGGCCGCGTTCGCGCTGACCATCACGGTCAACACGGGGATGACCATCGTGGGTTCGGCCGCCACCGCCGGCACCTCGGGCGCTGCGGCTCGGTTCCGCACGCGCAAGGACTCGGCCACGACGTACATCACGTACCGGATCGCCTGATCCCAGATCGCGGGCGGTTTGGGTTGGGGGTTCCCGGCCGCCGCCCGCGTTTTCACATCTGGAGGCACCATGCCGCTGAAGAAGGGCTACTCGCAGAAGTCAATCTCGTCCAACGTCTCCAAGGAGATGAAGGCCGGCAAGCCGCAAAAGCAGGCCGTGGCGATTGCTTTGAACACCGCGCGCACTGCGGCAATGAAGGCCGGCAAGCCGAGCAAAGGCCCCGGCCCTGCGCCAATGAAGCGGGGCATGAAATGAAGGCATCGAAGCCCGGCCTGTACGCCAACATCAACGCCAAGCGCGAGCGCATCGCTGCCGGCAGCGGCGAAAAGATGCGCAAGCCTGGCGCCAAGGGTGCGCCCACGGCCGTGGCGTTTCGTGCGTCGGCCAAGACCGCCAAGAAGCCCAAGTGATGGAATTCCCGCGCTTCGTTTACCTGTCCCCTGGTACGCAGCGACACAGTAGCGGCGGCACGTACCGCTTTGTTTCTGTGGGCGACCAAGCAGAACACGACGTCTATCTCGCCCAGGGATGGGCCGTGACTGTGCGCGACG